CCCGATTCAACGTTGGACCAACAAGCCCCTGTATTTAAGTTTGATAAGAAAGAGTTATTAAAAACTCCAAACAAGCAAGAATACGAAAGAGAAAAACTACAGGCTCAACAGACTTTATATTTAGGTCAACAATGGCAAAAGATTGAAAATAATCTTTATACTCAAGCCGTATATTATGAACCAACAAGGTTGGCTTCTTATTATGACTATGAGAGTATGGAATATACTCCTGAAATATCGGCAGCTCTTGATATCTACGCAGAAGAATCAACAACAACAAATGAAGATGGATATATATTACAAATTTATTCAGAAAGTAAACGTATTAAATCAGTACTTGGTGACCTATTCAACAATAGACTCGATATTAATACTAACTTACCTATGTGGACAAGAAATACTTGTAAGTTTGGAGACAATTTCGTCTACTTAAAACTTGACCCTGAAAAGGGTGTTATGGGCGGACAACAATTACCTAATATTCAAATTGAACGTTTGGAACGAGGTATGAAATACTCACCTAACAGTAAAACCACAACCACAACTGAAAACGATGCCTTGAAATTCGTATGGAAAGATAAAGATATGAATTTCAACACCTGGGAAATCGCCCACTTTAGATTATTAGGTGATGACCGAAAACTTCCTTATGGTACTTCTATGTTAGAAAAAGCGAGAAGGATTTGGAAACAATTATTATTGGCTGAAGATGCGATGTTAATTTACAGAACATCAAGAGCACCTGAAAGAAGGGTGTTTAAGATATTTGTGGGTAACATGGATGACAAAGATGTCGAACCATACGTAAACCGAGTTGCCAACAAGTTTAAAAGAGACCAGATTGTTGACCCATCAAATGGTAATGTCGATTTAAGATATAATCAGATGGCTGTCGACCAAGACTATTTTATTCCTGTTCGTGACCCTAACGCACCCAACCCAATCGACACTTTACCAGGAGCACAAAACTTGGCGGAGATTGCGGACATTGAGTACATTCAGAAAAAACTACTTACAGCACTTCGTGTACCTAAAGCCTTTTTAGGATTTGAAGAAGTTGTTGGTGATGGTAAGAACCTGTCTTTACAGGACATTAGATTTGCTCGTACAATCAATAGAATACAAAAATCTATGATTCAAGAGTTAAATAAAATTGCTATTATTCACCTTTACCTTTTAGGGTTTGAGGATGAACTTAACAATTTCACATTAGGACTTACTAATCCATCAACACAAGCAGACCTTCTTAAGGTTGAACAATGGCAATCTAAGATTCAACTTTATCGTGATGCAACAACAGACCCCGGTAACGGTATCTTACCTGTTTCATCATCTTGGGCTAAGAAACATATTCTTGGATTCTCCGATGAAGAAATTAAGTTAGACATTCAACAACAAAGAATTGAAAAAGCAGTTGCGGCTGAACTTGAAAAGACAGCTGAGGTTATCACTAAGACAGGTATATTCGCTAATATTGATAAGTTATACGGTAACAAACCTGGTGAAGGTGGTAGTGCAACTCCTGAGGGTGAAGTAACAGAACCAGCTGACACAGGATTCGGTGACTTAGGTGGTGGAGACTTAGGTGGTGGAGACTTGGGGGGTGACTTGGGGGGTGAAACACCAGATATTGGTGGAGGAGAAGCGGCAGCAACACCTGAACCTGAATTGGCACCTGAATCGAGAAATATGAATGACTTAAATCTAATTTTAGAAGACGATATGATTACCGGTTTAGATATGATAGATTTATCAAAAGGTAAAAAGTCATTAAGTGAAATGGATGATAAATTAGGCGAGTTACTAAAATAGTAATATTTATAAAATAAAATATCATGAAACCTTTCGGAAAAATTAAAACCAAAATTGAAAATTCTATGATTAAACTCTACGGTAAAAAAGAGTTTAAGAATCATATGAAAAACTTCAAAAAAAATATTTTAGAGAACAAAGAAATATCTAAGATTTTCTATATCTATGATGACTTATCTGCAAAAAAAGGATTAGACAAAGAAATCGCTTCAGACTACGTAAATGAATCTATTGAAGAATTACAAAAATTAATAGAAAAAAATACTGATAAAATAACGTCATTATCTAAATGGATTGATGGTGTATTATCTGAAGAAATTGATAGTGATTATACCGATATTGATAATGTTGTTTATAACAACAAATCTATAAAAAATTTGGAAAATGTTTTAGAGTCAAAAAGAAATATTAAAAATCTTATTACTTCTGAAAAACAAAATGTAATAGTAAAAGAGTCCATCAACATACCTCTTTCATCTATGTTGAAAATAGCTTCAAATTCTTTTAATAAAGAGTTTGAAAATATTAGTGAGTCAGAGAAAAAAGAATTAAAAGAACTTTTGTCATTAACAAAAGAAGAGGTTAAAACAAAACATCAAGAATTGAAAGAGTCTGTTTTGAATAAACTTAAAACTAATTTAAATGAATCGACAGATTCTGAAATAACTGAAAAGATAAATTTAACAATCGAAAAAATTTCAGAGTCTAAAAGTGATTTGATGTCACTTTATAAACTAACACAATTAAATCAAGGATTATGAAAAAGGTATTAGAATTTATTAAAAAAGTTTATAATGTAGTTAAGGATTGGATTAAAGCTAACGGTGTTGAAGGTGTATTAGGTCTTATTGTAGGGTTAGTACTTTGGATTATGAACTTTAAAATTTGGGCTGGATTTTGTTTCGGTGTATTTGCAACAAGAAACTGGGACATTGTTAAAGCTTGGGTTTCATCAAAATTAAATAAGTAATAATAAAAAACTTTAAAAAAGAAAAAGTCCCCAATCGGGGACTTTTTTATTTATCATATTCTTGGTCTCGTAGTTTCTGAATATATTTGGCCTTTTCTAATTTCTTTCTTCTTTTTTGAGATTTTTTTGTAAACTCTTGTCTTTGACGTACCTCGTCCATTTGTTTTGACTTAATGACTTTGTACTTGTACCTTTTTAGGGCTTTATCGATATTTTCTCTTTTTCCTACTTCTATTATTATCATATATAAAACTTATGATAATAAATATCACAATTAATTCAAGTTTTGACTTATAAGGAAAAATATTTTATTATTACTATAAATAAACTAAAGAAATTTAAAAATGAATGAAGAAAGGAAAGACTTCGAAATTAAATGTTTTCGAAAATGCTAAGTGTTTTTATGGTACGGTAGATTCAAAAGAATTAAAATCAATTTACATTGTAATACAATCATGGGTTGAACCCAAAAAAGAGGCTTTAAATTGGGACCGAGTTGCAGGAAATTTAAAAAGACAAATACAACATAATTTATTAGAATGTGTAGACTTACTCACGTTTGATAGGAATTCAATAATAGACTTAGATTTAAGAACAAGCGGAATCCAAATGGATAAGCGTTCATTTATGAATCTTGAAATGACTTTATTCGTTAAAAATCAAAATGAAGATTTTAAATCACCACTATTAAGAGAAAAGATTAGAAAGATTGTAACATCTGTTTATAATGATGAATTATACAATTCCCCTTATTTTAGATTATCAAAAACCAAAACAAAGAAAGTGTAATATTTATTATTAAACTTTGTTGTGAAAATAGTCATCTCTGAAAAACAATTAAAAAATATACAAAAATCCCTAACTGAAGAAAAAGACCAGTTAGGGGTTTTAAATAAGTATGTACCAAATGAATTGGTATATAAACACGGTGATACGAAAATCTATTTAAAAGATATTGAGTTAGTTGGAGAAATTGATGATGTATCTATAGAAGCAAAAGTAGATAAAATAATTCATGGAGATGTGGATGTTAGTGAATTCGCTAAAATATATTCAATAATTGATGGATATACTTCTGACGATTTACCATTAGGTATGTTAACAAAAATGTTTATTGTTGACAATATAGATAATATGGTAAAGAAATCATTACCTCAAAATTTAAATGAATATGATGTTGTTTTACATCTATATTAAGTAATACTACATATTTATAAAATAAAATACCATGAAGATATTAGGTCCAAACGATTCAGGAAAAGGAATATTAGTAGAATGGGATGCTGGTTATATATCACCGAAAGATTCAAGAAACGCAGAAGTTATTAAAGAATCATACGGTCAATTAGACCACTCAAAACCATTCGTTTTTTATGCCGTACTTCAAAAGTTTGATACACCAAACAGAAACGGTCGTATCTATCCTGAAAAAATATTACGTAGAGAAGCTGAAAATTATAAAAAGGCCATTGATAAAGGTTTATCTATTTCAGAATTAAATCACCCTGAATCATCACTTATTGATTTAGACCGTGTGTCTCACCTTATCACTGATATGTGGTGGGAAGGAAATGTGTTGATGGGTAAAATTAAATTACTTACTTCACCAGGTTTCCACGAAAGAGGTGTTGTTTCATGTCCTGGTGATATGGCAGCAAACCTTATGAGACAAGGTGTTACTATGGGTGTGTCATCTCGTGGTGTGGGTTCATTAGTTAAAAAAGGTGAACGTAACGAAGTACAAGACGATTTTGAATTAATTTGTTTTGACTTAGTATCATCACCATCTACACCAGGTGCTTATTTGTTCTTAAATAAAGAAGATAAAAACAA